ACAAAGAATTATAGGACAAATGGATCCAGAAAAAAGTGGCACAGTTGCTGGTGTAAAAACAATCAATTTAACACCTGAATAAAATGGCAAGGTTTAGAGTAGTGATAGCACCAGGAGTTGCACATATTATTGATGCAGCTAACGAAGATGAAGCAAGAAAAAAAACAAAAGCCGAAATAGCTAAAGGCGCTGTATCACCATTTTATGATGAACTATTTTTTGACTATGAGACTGGCGTTGATCCAAAAGACCCTCTTTTAGCTGAAGAAGCAAGGGGTATCAGACAGAAATTAGGTAGAGCTGAAACTGAATCAGAAGAAAACAGAATTTTAAATCAAATTTTAAGTAGAGTGCAAAATAGTGAAACTCCTATTGAACAAGAAGATATTATGGACAATGAAGTTGGTCCAGCAGGGTATGTAAGAAACACAAAAGGACAATTAGCTCTTACGCCTTATGGCTTAGAGCTTTTAGGATTACCAGTACAACAAAGAACATTACAGGATGGTAGTACAATAAATTTAAACACGATAATAGATGAAAATAGTTTTAATCTTAAAACAGGAGATTTAGCCGATTTTTCTGGTATTACAGGTCCAATAGTAGGAACAATCGCAGCTTTTTTACCTCAAACTAAAATATTAAAAGCTTTTACAGCTTTATTTGGTGGTAGAAAACCTCTTGGTAATACATTTACTGCTGGAGTAGCTGGAGCTGCAGGTAAAGGTGCAGAAGAATATTTAGACACTTTAGAAGGCTTCCAACTACAAGATAGAGACGAAATAGAAGATCTTTTGAAAGAGGAGTTTGTGATAGGTTCTGTAGGGCAAGGAGTGTTTGGAGAAGCGCCAGCTGCTATTTATAGAATGTTTTTAGGTAAAAGAGCTCCTATAGACAACCAAAGAATTGTATATCAAATGTCAAGAAATAGATCATGGTCAGACGTTGCTAAACTAGATGAAGATTTAGGTAGGATAGCCACAGAAAAAGAAATTAAAAAAGCAATTAAAGATGGTAAGGTAAAAAAGTTTGAATATTCCTATAATAAAGTCTCGGGTGCTATACCATCTCAAGAAACTTTAGGCAGATTATTACCTGGTCGTTTACAACAATTCTCTGAATCTGTTATCGGTAACAATAGAGATAAAGTCAATATAAAAGCTTTACAACAAGAATTAAATTATTTATTACGTGGTATAAAAAAAGAAAAAGAAGCTTTGACATCTTACATATCAGAATCTTCTAAAAAAGGTTTGGATGAATCTATTAACAAATCTTATCAAACATTAAGAGAAAGAGAACAAGATGTTACTGAAACTCTACAACAACTTCTAAAAGATATAGGTGCAGATGTAATCGAAGCAGGCAATTACGGAAACATTCCTAGTCGTTTTGAATTTGGTTTAGCAGTCAAAAATACATTGTCTGATGCACGAAGAGCAGTTACTAGAGAAAGTGGTAATAGATATAGAGAAGTTGATAAAAAGTTTTTAAATTTAGTAAGCCAAGAAGAAATAACTATTGACAAATTTGGCAATCCAGTTGTAGGTCAGCTCAAAGATGAATTAGGTAGATCTAAAGCAAGGATATCTAATATAGCTATTAATAATATTATTTTAAAACATCTAGACGTTGGCGATAATTTAATTAAACAGTATAAAGATTCTAGTAATTTATGGAAATTGCAACAAAGTGGGGTGGAAACACCAGCTAGTGTGGTAGTGCAATTAGAGGCTGTCTTAAAAGAAATGAGAAAAAGAGCACAAGATGCTATTGATAACGATGGGGTTGGTGGAGTAAATCTCAGACAAATTAGAAATGACATATCTAAAATAAGAGAAATCACTACAGAAACAATAGAAGCTTCACAAGAAAGAAAATTACTTACAGATGTTTTAAGCACACTTGACGATACAAAAATAGTTAATGGTAGAACTTTAGGTAATGGCGATAGCATACTATCTGAAATAGAAAAAGATGGTGGCAAAGCCATAGCACAAGCTTTAGAAAATTCTGGTTTTAGGATTTTGCCTGCTGACCAACTTGAAATTAAAAAAGCGGTAGATGATTTAAGAGATGCAAACAAACTGCATTACGAAAGAATGTTGCCTTTTGAAACTATAGAAATGGATAGACTAATATCTAATGCAAAAAAAGGATCAATAAATGCAGATAGAGTTTATAAAGATGCTATTTTGAATGGTTCTGCACAAGATCTAAAAAATATATTTCGTGCATTAGCTGAATATGATGATTACATAAAGGTTGATAAAAAGAGAAGAAAGACATTGCCGAATGGTGAAATAGATTTACATCATTTTGAAAATAAACTAAAAGCACAGTTAAAACAAAGATTATTTAATGATGCTTTTCAAAGAGCGACAAATGATGGGTTAACTGACATAAATTTTACAGAATTTGCCAGAGAAATGAAAAGATATGATAGAGAAAACTTAGGTAAATTTGAAGAACTATTCAGAGATCCTGCTACAAAAATAAGCACTGGTAAGGATGTATTAAATACTATTACCCAACTAAATTTAATAAGTCCAAGATTAAAACCATTAGCAGTAAAAAATCTAGTAAACAATTTTACTAAAAAAAATGCTGGTGAAGGTTTGGATGCTAGTGAACAAGGAAGAGCTTTTATTAGGGGACTTACTGAATTAGCTGAAGCCTCAGACGCTAGACTTAAATTTGAGGCAAATAGAGCTATAGCAAGATTGCCTGATGTTGGTATTGAAGAAACTGTTAACACTATTTTTAGACCAGGTGCTTTCGCAAACATTAATGCTGTCAAAGAAACAGTAAGTCCAGAAGTCTTTAACAGTATTCAACAAGCAAGTATGCAAAGACTATTATCAAAGTCTATTGATTTTAATGGTAAAGGCAAAATTACAGATATTTTTAAACATCAAAATTTAAAAAATTCATTAGACTCATATGGCGATGAAACTCTTGAAGCCATGTTTGGTAGAGAAATTACAAAAGATTTAAGGCAATTTCAAAGACAAGTTGATGCACTTACTGTTGGTGAAAAAGGTAGAAGTGGTGGAGCTGGTGGATTAGTCGCTGCTGGTTTAGCTGCTACTATTGTATTTAACCCATTGTCAACATTACCTGTTTTGACAAGTTTAGCTATAGCCAGAGGTTTATTTAACAATAGAGCATTTGTAAGTTTAATGTCGAAAACAGATCCTGGTTCTATAGCACAAGCTATAAGAATATTTAACACAACCGCAAGACAATTTGGCCTTAGGTTTGTAGATGGTGAACTAGTGCCTTTTGCAACAGAAACCACAGATTTCTTTAACAGGGGTATTGATGCAGGTGCTACAGCTATTGGCATATCAAATGAAGATATAGATACTGGTGTAGAAGAAAGCACTGGCATAATAGATAATATAAGACAAAGAATTATTGATGTTACAAAGCCTATAAATATACCGCCCCCATTACCCCAAATAGATACTACCCAAGCATCTGTAGATCCTTTATCCCCAGAACGTCTTGACTTTGCTGAACGTATTGCAGGTAGACCTGTAGTTTAAGTGTCCTCAAAGAAGGTAGGATCAACGGCAACAAACCTTTTAGCTGGTCTGCCTTTACCACCTACCTTTATTTCAACCTCTTGTATTTCTCCTGCGTTCATAAGCCTTTCTATTATCTCTTTTACTTCATAAGACTTCATACTACGAAAGAGTTCATGCCTATCTACCTCACGTTTGGAGATCCCCTCGCCATTTCTTGATCTTATAAACGATAAGACCTGTTTAATTTTAGATTCCATGGCACTACTTGCTACCTTATCTCTACAAGCTTCTATAAACAATAAATCGTAATATCTAATAAAATCTACCGCCCATTGTGTAATATCGCCTGTAATCGCTCTAGCGTCCGCATTTGAAGCCAGAGTACAAAGTAATGACAAACGCATAGCTTTTTCCTTAGAACGGCTTAGAAGAGGCTCTAGGTTGTCTTTTTCTAGTATATCTTGTCGTTTTACAATTTCTCTTGCGAAATCTTGCAGTATTTCTTCTGATTCTCTATCAAAGTTTAATACTATCTGGCTAAGATCTATTTCGGCATTGTCTCTCGCAACATCATCCATGTTACCTCTTTGCCTTCTAATGTAGTTGATCCAGTTCACTATTGATGTAGGTGGCTCTTTAAATCTTTTAAGTTCGCCTACCCTTCTTGGTTCTTTGGATTCAACAACTACAAACCTATTCAGAAAGCCATCTGCTATACGACCACTATTGAGTGCTTTGTAAAAGTTCTTTGGCACCGATAAACCTACAAGGGTTATAGCTGGTTTATGTGTAACACGACTCATCATCATCTCTTTGTATTGTTCCTGGACATTCATAAGCGAATAGTTATCTGGTCTTAAAGTACCATGACACCTGCCCCATGCTTCCATAAGTGTTTGAATACCATCTTCTCTATTAGTGTTTTGTGAGTTGCTTATGGCTTCTAGTCTTTTACCAAACTCATCCATAATGGTTATTTGTGTAGGTCTCATTTTTAATACAGAGTGAACAGCACCACTAGATGTGTAGCCATCTCCTACAACTAGCTTCTCATGATCACTAGCGTTAAGCACTGACTCTACAAATGTCTTAATATTTTCTTTACCTTGACCAGACTTAGCAATACCCATGAAATACATAGACGAAAAGTTATTCATATTGGTTCTATATATACGACCACAGCTAACACTAGCTAAAGATAGTGCACCGATTAAGGATAGCTCTGGTTGTGGCACTTGTGCTATCTCTTCACAAAACTTAAACATGTCTTTGAGTAAGCCAGGTGGATTAAATAGATCTTTTGGTTTTTGTATGGTTTCTGAGGCTTGTATGAATAAAGGTGCTATCTGATTCTTTCTATCGTGCGTACTCTTAACACTTTCTACTACGCCATCTATCTCTGCTTGTGGTAGTGGTGGAGTGTTTTGTTTGTTCCAATTATGCAAAAATATTTTTACAAATTGTAGGTTTACATTTTTAGAGATAAGATAGCCTGCAATCCTAGCCGCTCCATCGTTTCTTGAACCTTCGTGCACACCCTCTAATGAGAACGGTGCTGTCTGTACGCTTGATTCTGTTTTAGGTACACCAGTTATCTTTGTAAACTCGACTTCAGTAAAGTCTGGTAAGTCATTATGATCGTGTATCTTCCAATCAGGAAAGGTTATGGGTTTGTATATTTGACCGTTAGCGTGTCTGCTCCAGGGTGCAATAATTAAACCACCTACACCTCTAATATCTATAAGTCTTTCTATTGGAGTTTCAGCAGTTCTTCTTGTGGCAAAGGTGGTATAGTTTTGTGGGTTGTTATAATAATAATGCATACCCTTACCAGTAATAACTTTGAAAGGACATGCAGGTAGATTCTTCTCTACCCAGTCCATAGCCTCTGGCGAGTCTGCATCTACAACAATAAATGATCCACATACAAGAGCTACAACAAGGTTGTCCCTGTCCTTAAACCATGATTCTACAAGGGTTCTAGGGGGTCTTTCCTCTTTGTATTGTTCCCAACCTTTTAAAAAAGGTGGTGGCTTTTTGTTAGATCTTTGTAAAGGAACGACATTATAACCTTCGTCATAGTAGGCAAGTGCTTGCTCTAAGGATGTATCGTCCTCAGTGATATTGAGCTGAAACACACTAAGCTTCTGTTACTAATATCTCTGATACAGGTCCATAAATAGATTCAAAATCCAATCTGCCGTCTGTAGCTTTGATAATTTGTTTAGCTTGATTAATCGTAGGTTGTCTATAACCATAACGCCATGCTTTACAGGATGCTTCAGAGCACCCAAACTTTTCGGCAGCTTCTCTTTGTCCTAAAAACTCTATGTATTCTTTTAATGTGTACGGTTTAACTTTTCTATTAGTATGATTTGGTTTAACACCTAATGTTTCAAATTCTTTTAATTTTTTTGTTGCTAATGTCTTTGTTCTGAAATAATAATTTGCTTGCCACAAAGTATTTTCTTGGTTTTGATTTTCCATAAACTCTCCTTATAAATTTATTTGTAAATTTAATTTTACATATGGTAACGATTAAGTATATAATGTGCAAGTTAATTTTAATTTAAGAGGAGAAAAAAATGACGTTAACAAGTAGAATCGTATCTCCGAGTCAGTTGGTACAAAGCCAAGGTGCAAAGATCCTGGTGTATGGTATGGCTGGTTCTGGAAAGACAACACTGGCAAAGACGTGCCCTGGTAAGGTGCTTGTAATAAGTGCTGAAGCTGGACTGTTATCTATTAAAGATGCAGAGAACGTTGATGCTATCGAAGTAAAAGAAGCAGCTGAAGTGATGGAACTTCATGACGCTTTAAAATCTGGCAACCTACAATATGACACTGTAGTTTTAGATTCAGTATCTGAAATAAGTGAGATCTTACTTACATGGGAGAAGTCTCGTAGTAAAGATCCAAGAATGGCGTATGGTAATGTCCAGGAATCTGTTACAAATCTTATGCGTGCGTTTAGAGATTTAAATATGCACGTATTATTTTTGTGCAAAGAAGATGTAGTCAATGATGATGGCATATTAAAACACGCACCTAAAATGGTTGGTACTAAACTAGGCGAATCAATAACATACTTTTTTGATGAAGTATTAGCACTTAGAGTTATTGATAGCCAAGATGATGAAGGTAAAACTGTTTCACATAGATGGTTGCAAACTATTCATCGACAAAACTATAAGGCTAAAGATAGAAGTGGTAAACTAGAAAACTTTGAAAAGCCTGATATTACGACCTTAATTGAGAAGTTAGGGTTTTCATTAACTAACGATATGGGAGAGACTAATGTCTGATTTTGGTGATATAGAATTTTTTGATAACTTAAGTGAGATGCCTTCGGGTGTCCCACTTGCACCAGAGGGTGAACATAACGCTAA